TCTTCCGCAAGGTTCTCGTCGCTGTTACTCTGCTGTTTTGCTGTACGTTTGGGTATGCGGGGTTGGTTGCCCCGTGCCTCTTGTTGTACTGTTGTGCTTCTGTTGGGTTGGATCCGGAGACAGTCAAGTGGTTCAAAAGTGTTAGGAGCAATTATTTTGATGAACTATTTGACAATAACACTCCCGGTGTTTTTGATGAACCCCCAGAGAAGGCCAGTATGAAAGCGGCTGTGCGATACGCTTTAAAAGCACAGGCTAAGGTGGGCATATTATCACCCAGTCCTGCCAATAGACTGGTATATGAAACAGTCCTCCTTCGCTTATTTGACGAGCATCATGTTCGTCATAATATACGTGTTGCACTACTTGGTGATGCACTTGTTGCTTGCTTCATCCGACCCAAAGAGTACGAGCGAGCCGTGGACGTTATTGAGGCAATGGCCCACAACGGGCCATTACCTATCTTATAGGGGTGCCGGGCCGATCTCGACGGGGTGGACACAGTTGATGTGCCCATCCCAGAGGGTGTCGAGATGATGGTATCCGGAAACCCCTCTAAACCCATCCGAAACAGAAAGGGCGCTGTTTTCGGACCTGTGCTGTCTGACAAAGAGTATCTTATCCACAATTGCAACCTTGTTAACACCAAGCGTGGCATAGTGGAGAGGGTGTTTTGTGTGAAGGATAGTACAGGGAAATTGGTCCCGCCCGTGAATCCAGAACCGACTCATTTTCATCGTGCCCTCTTGCCTGAGTGGCGTAAGCTTGTTGATGGGCCAAAGCTGAAGCCCTTTTCACTCGAGGCTGTTTTGCCTCTATGGAAAGGCCCTAAGCTCCAGTCGTACCAACGAGCATACGACAGTTTGCGGTTAAGTCCTTTGACCCGGCAAGATGGACACCTCCGAACGTTCGTTAAGTGCGAGAAGATAGATGCGTCCAAGGGGGATCCCGCCCCTAGGGTAATACAACCTCGTTCAACGAGGTACAATTTGCATCTCGCACGTTTTTTGAAGCCATACGAGCATGAGTTCTACCGACGTATTGATCGCATGTTTGACAGTGATGGCTTGGGCGATAAAACAGTGTTTAAGGGCTTAAATGCTGCCCAGACCGCTGAACACCTAATTCTGAAATCCAGCCGATTCAGTAACCCTGTTTTTGTTGGATTGGATGCATCGCGGTTTGATCAGCATGTTTCCGCCACAGCCTTGGAGTGGGAACATTCTATCTATAAGCACTGCTTTATGTACGACACTCGTGAACTTTCAGAACTCCTATCTTGGCAAGTTCATAATGTGGGACGTGCCATTTTGAGGGATGGATATATCAAGTATGCTGTAAAGGGAAGGCGTATGTCCGGTGACATGAACACCTCCCTTGGGAATTGCATTATAATGACTTCCCTGGTCCATGCTTATATGCGTGGGCTTGGAATCAAGAAGTTTTCCCTAGCAAACAATGGGGATGATTGCGTGCTCATATTGGAAAAGAGTAATCTCCATCGTCTTGATAATCTTGAAGACTGGTTCCTCAAAATGGGATTCCGGATGAAACGTGAACCACCTGAGTTTGATCTCCGGCGTGTTTCCTTTTGTCAGGTTAACGTCTTGACTAGCCCAGGTTATAACATTGCTGTTAGAAGCCCAAAAGTTGTTGTGTCTAAGGACCTGCATTCCACCTACCCGTTTACCCAAGAAGATCAATATCTCCAGTGGCTGGTTGCTAGCGGAGATTGTGGCAGGAATTCCCATTATGGGGTTCCTGTCCTTGAGTCCTTCTACAACTCTTTCCCCTCTGGTGCAATTAGTGATAAGGGCATCAGGGAGGAGTATCAGCGCTGGATTGATTATTCAATTGTGGGTGGTGCACGCAGAATTCCAATTTCAG